CGTTGCCTGCCCAAAGCTAAGGCACAGTCACTGAGCCAGTCTGAGCGTGCTACTACGGCACGTAAAAAGAAAAAGGCCGGTTCTACAGGGCAGCAGGTGGTATCTAATACCCCGAAGGCCAAAGTAAAGATGGCAAAGGCTGGTGGCCCTATACGCGCAAACCACAAAGGCTGTGGTGCAGTAATGAACAAGCGTAGGAAGAAGACGCTATACGTACAAGGTAGTAGGCCATGACAACATCTGGAACAACTGCATTTGATATGGACTTCACGGAGATCGCTGAAGAAGCGTGGGAACGTGCGGGCCGTGAAATGCGTTCTGGATACGACCTTCGCACCGCCAGACGCTCCATGAATCTGATGACTATTGAGTGGCAGAATCGTGGCATCAATATGTGGACGATTGACGAAGGCACTGTGACGATGGTTAAGGGTACGAGTCAGTACGATTTGCCCGCCGATACCATAGACTTGCTAGAACAAGTTATACGTACAAACTCTGGCAATGAGTACACGCAGTCTGACCTGACCATAAGCCGGATAAGCGTCAGCACATACGCATCTATACCTAACAAGTTAACAGAAGGTAGGCCGATTCAGGTTTACGTAGAACGTCTTAGAGATAACCCCAAGATCAACGTGTGGCCTGTGCCGGACAAAGATAACGAGTACATATTCAAGTACTACCGTATGCGGCGTATACAGGACGCTGGTAGTGGCGCAGAAACAGCCGACATGAATTTTAGGTTTTTCCCGTGTCTGGTTGCCGGTTTGGCGTACCACATAGCGATGAAAGAGCCAGAGCTTATGGCACGACTGCCTATGCTCAAAGAGGCGTACGAGGAGCAGTTTGCACTTGCGGCTGGAGAAGACAGGACGAAAACGTCTGCACGGTTTGTACCCCGTGCCACTAGGACGTACTAATGTCTAACAGGTTTGCTTCAACCAAAAGAGCTATTGCTGAATGTGATATTTGCGGATTTCAGTATAAGCTACGTGAGTTAAAGAACTTAATACGTAAGGGACAAGATACAAACTTAAAAGCGTGCCCTACCTGCTGGAATCCTGACCACCCACAACTGAAGTTAGGTGAGTTTCCGGTAGACGACCCACAAGCTATACGTGATCCACGTATAGACAGGAGCTTAGGCGAAGCGGGGGAAAACAGTAGCAGGCAGATACAGTGGGGCTGGAATCCTGTAGGCGCAGGTACTGACCCTTTTGGCTTAACTCCTAATGACTTAGTAGCAACTGGTCAAGTAGGAACAGTAACAGTAACAACAACTTAGAGGCGTTTATGAAGACACCGAAGTTTACTAAAGATAAGGGCGTGCAGCCTGTGAAGAATGCACCTAAGCCTGATATGTCTGGTGTTAAGACCACTGGAATCAAAGTTCGTGGTGTTGGAGCTGCAACGAAAGGCACTATGGCCCGTGGCCCTATGGCGTAAGACATGAACTACACCGAGCTAAAAACAAACATAGAAGACATCTGCGAATTGAGTTTCACGGATGACCAGCTTGCTATGTTTACGCAACAGGCAGAGCAGAGGATATACAATGCTGTTCAGATCCCTGCATTGCGTAAAAACGTAACAGGTACCATTTCTTCTAGTAACGAGTATTTGGCGGTACCTACTGACTTCTTGTATGTATATAGCTTGGCGGTGGTGGATGGTAGCGGTAACTACACCTACCTATTGAGTAAAGATGTTAACTTTATACGTGAAGCGTACCCCACAAGGACGGCGACGGGGGTTCCAAAACACTACGCTATATTCAATGAAGGCTCGTTCATATTAGGCCCAACACCTGACACTGGGTACACAGCAGAACTGCATTACGGGTACTACCCCGAGTCTATCGTTACCGCAGGCACCACCTATCTTGGCGATGAGTTTGACTCGGCGTTGTTAAACGGTGCCTTGGTTGAGGCCATACGGTTTATGAAAGGCGAGCCTGACATGGTTGCGTTGTACGAGAAGATGTACATATCCGCTATGGCACTTCTCAAGGTATTGGGTGACGGCAAGCTACGTAGTGACACATATCGTTCTGGTCAACCTACACTGCCGGTGGCGTAACTAAATGTTTGAACCATCCACATTAGAAATAGGTAATGTTCTCGTCACTGCCACGCAGAACAGAGGGCACGATCCAGAGTTTTGGGCGCAGTCTGCGGCAGATAGAATTGTTAGTGTTGGAGGCAACTGCCATCCTGCGATAGCGCAACAAGCAGAAGCGTTCAAAGAGTCGGTTAGAGCTACGGCTCTGCATTACATGAAAGAAGCGATTAAGAGCGATAGAACTACTCTAATCGCTGAACTAGAACGTCAAGGCCATAAGGACATGGCAGACATAATTAGGAGTCTATAATGGCTATTTCAACGGCAATGTGTACGTCTTTCAAGAAAGAGCTTATGGAGGCTGTACATAATTTTAAGAACTCTGGTGGTAGTACGTTTAACCTAGCGTTGTACACTAGCTCTGCGACTTTGGGCGCGGCTACAACCGCGTATACTACGTCCAATGAAGTATCCGGTACTGGCTATACGGCTAAAGGCGCTGCGCTAACTCGTGTTGATCCAACAACATCTGGAACTACTGCGTTTACTGACTTCGCTGATTTGACGTTTAGCTCTAGCACGATTACGGCAAACGGGGCGCTGATATTTAATGACTCAGCTTCTGGAGACCCTGCGGTATGTAGCCTTGCGTTTGGTGGTGATAAGACCTCAACTGCTGGAGACTTTACGATTCAGTTCCCCACAGCAGATGCGTCTAACGCGATCATTCGTATCGCGTAGCGAGTAGTATGTGGCAAATGTTACTGGGTGGGGCAGAGGTGCTTGGGGTGATGGCCCGTGGGGCGAGGCTAACCCTGTCGTCGTTACTGGTGTTGAAGGCACTGGTGCGGTCACGACTGTTACGGTCAGCGCAGACGCAAATGTCACTGTCACAGGTGTTTCTGCAACAGGGTCAATCGGCTCCGTTACGATCATCGAAGGAACGGGCGTTACCGTTTCTGTCACGGGTGTTGAAGGTACTGGATCTACGGGAACGGTTACTGTATCCGCTGATGCGAATGTTAGTGTTACTGGCGTTTCTGGTACTGGAGCGGTTGGTACGGTTACGGTCAGTGCTGATGCAAATGTCTCAGTCACTGGTGTTGCGGGTACAGGCTCTGTTGGCACAGTTACAGTCACTGGCGATGCGAATGTCTCCGTCACAGGTGTTGAGGCAACAAGCGCGGTTGGAACGGTTACGGTTATTGGTACTGCCGTCGTTTCTCCAACAGGCGTATCCGGCACTGGTCAAGTTGGTACAGTCACTATCGGCTTGGGCCAAACACTTGTTCCAACAGGTGTCGAAGGCACTGGGGCGGTCGGGAATGTAGTAGTTGCTGCTGACGCTATTGTTAGTGTTATAGGTGTTTCAGCAACCGGAGTAATAGGGTATTTTAATGTTTGGGGTCTCATAGATGATTCACAAACGCCAAATTGGATTAATATAGACGACAGTCAGACCCCCGGATGGACTGCTGTTACTGACAGTCAAACCCCTGATTGGGAAGAGGTAGCTTAAATGGCAACTTACGTTAACGATTTACGGCTCAAAGAAATTGCCACAGGCGACGAAAGTGGAACGTGGGGTTCCAGTACGAATACCAACCTTGAGCTAATTGGTGAAGCTATGGGTTTGGGTGCAGAAACGATCCCAAATGCAAGCACTCACACCATTACGATGGCTGATGGTACTTCTGATGAGTTTCGCTCTCTTTTCTTACGTTTAACGGGTGGCGGTACAGCCTGTACGGTTACTCTCGCTCCTAACACGTTATCGCATACTTGGATTATGCGGAACGAAACTTCCGCCGCTTTGACTCTTACGCAAGGCTCTGGCGCTAATGTAACCATAGCCGCGGGGCAAACTAAGATCGTAGCCACCGATGGTGGAGGTTCCGGTGCGATTGTCTACGAACTAGATGATTTAGAACTTGCTGGGAATTTAGCGGTAGGGGGCGACTTGGATGTAGATGGCACCACTAACCTTGACGCTGTAGACGTAGACGGCGCTGTAAACTTCGCAGCAGACGTAACCTTTGCAGACGGTGCAGACATCATCACCGCATCCGCAGGCACATCCAACGTCCGTATAGGTGTCAACGCAGGCAACAGCATCGAGTCTGGCGGCAACCAAAACGTAGTCATAGGAGATGAAGCGGGTACGGCAATCACTACGGGTGATTTCAATGTAGCGGTTGGATATGCCGCTGGAGACGCACTTACTACCGGCAGTCGCAATGTCGGAATAGGCCAAAACGCGCTTGGCGCAGATACGTTAGGGAGTAGATCTACAGCAGTAGGACAAGGTGCTCTTAGCTTGCAGAATTTTACTACGTCTACTGATGCTTACAATGTTGCGGTTGGTACTTTAGCAGGTAATCTGCTCACCACGGGACTTAGAAACGTCCTCATCGGCGGTCTAGCAGGTGATGCACTAACGGACGCAGACAGGAATGTTGCAATTGGACATCAAGCACTAACCACCGACACGTTAGGTAGTAGATCCGTAGCAATAGGCCATAACGCATTAAGCGTTCAAAATTTCACAACAGCTACAGATTCTTTTAACGTAGCTGTTGGACACGAAGCAGGTGCAGCAGTCACCACGGGAACCCAAAACACCCTCATCGGTGGTCTTGCTGGTGATGCTTTAACTGCTACTGATTATAACACAGCTGTCGGTTATGGAGCTTTGAGTTCGGACACTTTAGGTGCTAGAAATACTGCGGTAGGTCAGGAAGCATTAGGCTCTCAAAACTTTACTACAGCAACGCTTTCTTACAACACTGCCGTAGGTATGCAAGCAGGGCGGTTAGTCACCACGGGAACTCTCAACACTCTTGTCGGTGGATTAGCAGGAGATGCGCTTACTACTGCTGATGCAAATACTGCATTTGGGTATAACGCGCTAGGCTCGGATACAAAGGGTCAGCAAAATTCTGCGATAGGATATTTAACTTTAGCAGCACAAAACTTTACCACTGCTACTGACGTTTACAACACAGCTTGTGGATCTCAAGCGGGTAACGACATCACCACGGGAATCCAGAACACTCTCATCGGAGGTCTTGCTGGTGATGCTCTTACTGATGCGGATTTTAACACAGCACTGGGTTACGCATCTTTATCGTCAGACACTCTAGGCAGTCGTTCTACTGCGTTAGGGTGGGCTACGCTAAACAATCAAAACTTCACTACAGCGACAGATGCTTACAATGTGGCTGTTGGTTTTGGAGCAGGTCTAAACGTCACCACGGGAACCCAGAACACCCTTATTGGGGGTCTTGCAGGAGACGCATTAAATGTAGGAATTCATAATGTGGCGTTGGGTTACGCGGCATTAACAACAGATTCACAAGGAAGCGCCTCGGTTGCGGTAGGTAATGAGGCTCTTAGCACTCAAAACTTTACTACTGCCACGGATACTTACAATACAGCAGTAGGAGATCAAGCAGGTAAGGCAGTCACCACGGGAATCCAGAATACTATTGTGGGTGGTCTTGCAGGTGACGCAATGACTACCGGAGATAACAATACTTTTATGGGGTATGTATCAGCAAGTAATGGAAATATTACGGGGGATGGGAATACTGCGATAGGTTACGCAACTTTATACTCTCTGACCAGCGGTAGTAACAATACATGCCTTGGCTTCGACGCTGGTCGAGGTACAAGTCCAAGTGGAAATCTTACGACTCAATCAAATCGTATAGTTTTAGGCGACTCAAATGTCACTAACGCTCATATCCAAGTAGCGTTTACCGTAGCATCCGATGAGCGCGACAAAACTGACTTTGTTGATTTAGACCTTGGCCTAGACTTTGTAAAGTCTTTAGAGCCTGTCACTTATTACTGGGATAAGCGTTCAAAATACGGTGATTCATCTGCTGATGACTATGATCTTTTGGCTCAAACCCCAGACGGTACGCATAAAGAAGACTGGATGGATATTGGCTTCAAGGCGCAAGCCGTGCGTGATCTCGAAGAGGCCGCTGGGTATACCGCCGCCGCTAAGAAAAATCTTACGGTATCGCTGACTGAAGACGGCAAACAGTACGGTTTGAAGTACGAGAAGTTTATCCCAATCCTCGTCAAAGCTATCAAAGACCAAGACGCAATTATCACATCACTAACAGCGCGTATCGCCGCGCTCGAATCATAAGGAGGACATCATGTCTGAAGAAACAGTAGCCCGTACCGACGAAGAAAAAGTGCAAATGTACCAAGCCATGTTAGATGGCGCGAATGTCATCACCAGTGTGCTGGATGCAAACAACGAGTATGGCAACGACCTCACCAATGCTGAGAAGCAGGCAAAGGTTTTGCGTAGCTCTGGTTATCTTGAGCATGGAGTCGCACTGACCGATTGGGGATCAGAAGACTTTACTGCTATTAACGCTGCGATCAGTGCAGCAAACGCATACGACCCAGACGCATAAGGAAAAAACCGTGCAAATTAACCTAGAAGAAAACGAGATCAACGCAATCCTAGCAATCCTTGGTGATATGCCAAGCAAATCAGGCACTTGGCCTTTGATGATGAAAATTAAGGTGCAAGCTGACGCGCAACTCGTTGAACCAGAAGAAGACGAAGAAGGCGAAGAAGAGCCAGAAGAAGTCGTAAATGGCTGAGATACAGTTTCAGATGCACCCGCTGCCGTCAGTGTTTTTGATGGAGTTGGACATACCGACAGAGTTCGTTGAATCGTGTAATGACTACCTTGATGAGCTAGTCACACAAAACGATAAAGTCAGCGCAGCGCATACGTTGGTGGGCCAGATCAAGACAGGCGAGCAGCTTGTAATGGATCACGAAGATCCAAGGCTGGCACCGTTTTCTAAGTTCTTGTGTGAGATGGGCGTGACGTATATTAACCAGTTCATGGCCCAATCTGGTCAGGTGCTGGATGGGAACAGAAACGTCGAGATGGATGAGCTATGGTCAGTCCACAGTTATGAGGGTGACTACAACCCGATACACGATCATGGCACGAAGACTGTGATGGGCATAAGTTGCACAACATGGACGAAGGTGCCGCCCCAGATTGTCCAAGGGCCAAGACCGGGATCGCAAGAGTATGGTCTGTATAACGCCTCTGGCGAAAGCGACGGCTGTTTGTGCTTCAACTACGGGCAGTCAAGCACATGGGATAGAGAACGGCTCAAGCCTACGCAGAATGTCGTAGTCAGGCCGCAAGTGGGACGGTTATACATGTTCCCATCGTGGATGCAGCATATGGTTTACCCCTTTCAGGGCGAGGGAGAACGAAGGACAGTAGCTGCCAACATAAATTGCTTTCCTGTGCAGAATGAAGGAGCGGTAAATGACACCCACTGAGAAGGCAATAGCCCAGATTGAAGCGCATGAGCGAGAGTGTACCGTGCGCTACGAAGCTATCGAAAAGCGTCTACAATCGGGTGAAAAGCGGTTTGACCGGCTTGAAATGATGATTTGGGGGGTCTACGTCACAGTCGTTGTAGCTGTAGCTTTACCGCAATTTATGT